TGAAGGTGTCATACATCTGGAGTACCCTGTGCAACTTGAATATATAAAGCATAGAGGTAAATTAAACTATATGTTAACAGACTATATGCCAACATCTAAAAAAGGTATTGTGTCTTTTCACTATCAAGCTATTGTGGCACAGTCCGCTGTAGAAGATGCAGTCAAGGAAGAGTATGTCCGGTACTGTATCTCCGATGTTGATGATACAGAGCAATCATATGAAGACATTACCTACGAAGAGGAGATTGATCTAATCTTCAATAAGCCATCAGATCCAAAGAAGTACCACTAAAGGTATACCTCTCTCTCCCCAGACACTCTTTATTATACCATACTTTGACTGACATGTAAAGCCCTAAAATGAATAAAAGTCAAAATAAATGCAAAATAATGCTGTACATCTGACCAGAAATGGTATATAATGGTAGCAATACTATAAAAACATAGTATGCAATTCCTCAGAATTGGTATAATACCAATAATATAAACTAGGAGCATCCAATTGACCAAGCTAAAACCACGTGAGAAACCTCACTATGTCAACAACAGAGAGTTTTCCTTTGCCGTTGTTGATTATGTTAAGAGTGTGAAACTCGCCGAAGGCGAAGACAGAGAACCACCTAAGGTTACTGATTATATCGCAACTTGTTTTCTGAAAATCTCAGAAGGCTTATCCCACAAATCCAACTTTATCCGCTATACCTATCGAGAAGAAATGGTTATGGATGCAGTTGAGAATTGTCTAAAAGCAATCCATAACTATAACATTGAAGCAGCAACTCGGACAGGCAATCCTAATGCCTTTGCTTATTTCACACAAATTTCTTACTATGCATTTCTACGTCGAATTGCTAAAGAAAAGAAACAGCAAGACGTCAAGTTCAAGTATATTGAGTCTGCAGCAATTGAAGAATTTATGCACTACGATGCTGGTTCTATGAGTGATAATCATGGCGTTGAGCGTATGTTTGTTGATCAACTTCGTGATCGTATTGATAAAATCAAAGCTGTTGACACTAATATTAAAACCTTTGGTAAAGAAGAAAAGATCACTGCAAAAGAGCTGAAGAAAAAAGGTCTTGAAATGTTTATGGGAGAATAACATGGATACATTAAAATTTAAATTTTTAAACTATGTTGAAACACAAAGAAATGCCAATGACATTCGTATGAACAGAGGCTCAGAGCATAAATTAACAATTGAAGCTTATGAATCTGCGAATAAACTAAAGCGTGAAGTACTTGATATGATTGAATTGATTAAGGAATAATATAATGAAAATTGCAATCCTGAATGATACCCATTGTGGTGTCAGAAATAGCTCGGATATTTTTATTAAACATCAAAGAGATTTTTATGAACAAATCTTTTGGCCATACTTAAAGGATAATAATGTTACTCAGATCCTACATCTTGGTGATTATTATGATGGTCGTAAGTTCATTAACTTTAAGGCACTGAATGACAATCGTGAATGCTTCCTAGAGAAACTTCGTGAGTATGGTGTCACCATGGATATTATTCCTGGCAACCATGATGTCTTCTATAAGAACACAAATGAACTATGTTCTCTTAAAGAGTTGATGGGACATTATATGAACGAGATTAACATTATCATGGATCCAAAGGTTATGGATTATGATGGATGCAAAATTGCCGTTCTCCCTTGGATCAATAATGAAAACTACCATGAATCAATTGAGTTTGTTAAGAACTGTAAAGCAGATTTTCTAGGTGCTCACTTAGAACTTGTTGGTTTTGAGATGATGCGTGGAGTTAAGAATACTCATGGCATGGGAACTGAAATGTTCCAGAAGTTTGAACAAGTTTGGTCTGGTCACTTCCATACTAAATCTCAACAAGGCAATATTCACTATCTAGGTTCTCAGATGGAGTTTACCTGGGCTGATGCTCATGATCCAAAATACTTCCATATCTTTGATACAGAGACAAGGGAACTCACTCCAGTCGCAAATACTTTAAATATTTTTGAGAAAGTTGTTTACAATGACTCTAAAATAGATTATAATAGTATTGATATCTCAAAGTACAAGGACAAGTTCGTTAAAGTTGTTGTGGTCAAGAAAGAAGACCCATTCATATTCGATAAATTTATTGATCGTATTAATCAACTAGGCGTACATGATCTAAAGATTGCTGAGACATTCGATGAGTTCGTTGGTGTTAACGTAAATGATACTGGTATATCAGTTGAAGATACTACAGACCTCTTGAATTCATATGTTGATAATGTTGAGACTGACCTCGACAAGGGTAAGATTAAAGAGCTGATGCGTGGTTTATATGTTGAAGCACAGAATATGGAATTGGTATGATTATATTTAAAAGTATTCGTTGGCGCAACTTTCTATCAACAGGTGACAGGTTTACCAAAGTTGATTTAGATCGTTCTCCATCAACTCTTATTGTTGGACATAATGGCTCAGGCAAATCTACTTTGCTTGATGCTATTTCATTTGCTTTATTTGGCAAACCACATAGAGATATTAATAAACCACAGTTGGTTAACTCTATAAACAATAAGAACTGTGAAGTTGAGATTGAGTTTTCTGTAGGCTCTCATGAGTTTAAAGTATCTCGTGGAGTCAAACCAGGAAAGTTTGAAATCTACCAGAATGGCAGTATGGTTAATCAATCTGCAAATGCTAGAGATTATCAAAAGTTTCTTGAGCAAAACATTCTCAAATTAAACCATAAATCATTTCACCAAATTGTTGTTCTTGGTTCATCATCTTTTATTCCGTTTATGCAATTGCCTGGTGGTCATCGTAGAAATGTTATTGAAGACCTTCTTGATATTGGTGTCTTCTCAAAGATGAATACTCTTGTTAAAGAACGCTCAATGAAAGTCAAAGAGCAACTAAAAGACATGAACTTTCAGCTTGAACTCTTAAAAGAAAAGATTGCTCTCCAAAGAAAATATATTCGTGATATTAATGTTATGAATGAAGATCAGGTTAGTGAGAAGCGTAGTATGATTGTTTCTTTTCATTCTACTATTAATGAACTACAATCTAAAAACAATGATTATTCTACGGAAATTGAACAAGTATCAGAAGGTTTGCAAGAAGGTTTAAAGAAGTCTCATGATAAAAAAACTTCACTCCTCCAATATAAAGCGCAGTTCGAGCAACAAATCAAGAACGTCGTCAAAGATGCAAAATTCTATGAAGAAACTAGTTCTTGCCCAACATGTTCCCAAGATATTGGTGAAGACCTTAGATCAGAAAAGTTATCAACCTCTCGTAAAAAAGCGAAGGAACTTAAGAAAGCGGTGGTACATGCCTCTGAAGAGTCAGCTATTGTGGAATCATCTATTGAACGGCTCAATACCATTACGAAGAAAATCGGAGATATTACCTCTGATATATCTGCTAACAATAGAGAAATCGCTGGGCTGCAAGGACAGATTGGAAATCTCGAAAGTGATATATCTAAGTTAAGCAATAGTACTGGTGATATTGGTGAAGCAAATAGTAAGCTAAGTGCTCAAGTGGATGAGAAAGATAGTCTGACTGAACGTAAGCTTGATATTAATGAGCAACGAATCTATAACGAGGCTTGTTCTGAGATGCTTAAAGATACTGGCATCAAGACTAAGATCATTAAAGAATATCTGCCAGTGATGAACAACTTGGTTAACAACTATCTTCAGGTGCTAGATTTCTTTGTCCAATTTCATCTTGATGAGAACTTTAGTGAAACAATCAAGTCACGCCATAGAGATGCTTTTAATTATGCATCATTCTCTGAAGGTGAAAAGCAACGTATTGACCTTGCTTTATTGTTCACTTGGCGCCAGATTGCTAAGATGAAAAACTCTGCAGCAACAAATCTGCTTATCCTAGATGAGACCTTTGATTCATCATTAGATCATGATGGCGTTGACAATCTTATGAAAATCCTTAGTACACTAGATGATGACTCAAATATCTTCGTTATTAGTCATAAGGGTGATTTGCTAGATGGCAAGTTCAGAAATAAGATTGAATTCAGCAAAGAGCACAATTTCTCTAAGATGCTTATATCTAATGGGTAAAAAAAGTTAAAAAAAGTTAAAAAAAGTTAAAATAACGCTTTACATCTGCATTTACTTGTGTTATAATGGTACCATAAATTGATGGAGAGATCGATGAATAACTCAATGATAGCAAAGCTTTTAGCCAAAGAAAACATTACAGTGCAGTATGGTAACTATCGTACTGCATTCTTTGATGTTGAAAAACGTATTCTAGGATTACCTAAGTGGAAAGATATGGGCAAAGATGTCCATGATCTTATGGTTGGGCATGAAGTTGGTCATGCT